AGACCCAACAAAGTGGGAAAATGATTTTGGTTATTGTGATTTTGAAACAAAAAATGACTCTGAAATTTTATTGAAATCAATTATAGAAGGAGAAAGTCACTTTTATAAGTTCCCAGAGGCATCAATTGCATGTGCATATATTAAATCACCAGTTTCCGGTGTGAGCTTCTCAAGAAATGGGACTAGACCAATTTGGTATATAGAAACTGATTTTGGTTTGTATTTAGCTTCTACAAAAGATATTTTGCTTAGAGCATTGGATGTTTGTGGCTTAGAAGCTACACCAAAAAAGGTTACTGCTGGATGTACTTACAACTTCAGTCATGAAAATGGCATTTTTGAGCCAGAATGTGCAATAGATGTGCCAGACTCACAAATATTCAACTCAACATCATATGCACATTATAAGCCTGCGCAGCCAAAAGACCATAAATTACCAAAAATTGACTGGAGAACTAATAGACCATTATACCTTGAAGAATACTTCTGGTGGTCTTTGAATACATATGATGTTGACCCATCTATGTATATGATGAATTATGTATTTGGTCGTATGGAATTGAATACCGAGCAGAGATATTGGATAAGCTGGTTATATGGTGTGACATACAATTTACCGACTGCCTGGATTATAGCTAATGAGTTCCCTGATTTTGAAAATGTGGATTTAGAACGATTAACTCAATGGGAAATTGAAAATAAATCAAGACTAAGATATCAAACTGATACAAAGTTTAATAGAAGCAATCTAGCTACTATGTTCAAGTCGTATAAGGAGGCAATCGGTGAAGGAACTCAGGCGGAGTGGTTTGATAGTAGAAGTAATGGTACTCCAGCTGAAAATTTTGAAGTGATTTATGCAGATGTAATAAAACATTTCAACCGCTTTGGAAGATACATGACTTGGTTCTACCTACAAACTCTAAAAGAAACTTGTAATCTTCAAGTAGAACCACAAAGTTTGTTATTAGAAGACCAATCAGCTCATACTCAAAGACAAGCTATTGCATATGCAGTTGGCGATGATGAAATTGCAGAACTTAAGTTGAAGCACCATAAGCTTCCAAAAGAGAAAGTTTCTGAATATAGCACTTGGAGCAATAAGTTTTTAATTGAATTCAATAAAAAATATCCGCACTTGAGAGCAGATCACTTTTTGTTTGAAACTGTACTGTGTGCATGGAAGAAAACATTTCGTGAGACAAAGGGCAGATATCTTGGGTATTATCTTGATAGACAGTACGAAGATATCAAGAAAGCTGAGGATCTTAATTGGATTGGGATTGATTGGCAACTACTTTATCAAGCTCGTGATGAAATGCTCATTAAGTCCACTAATAGACAGACAGGTGTTGTAAAATCAGAGATGCTTCCATTCATTAGAAATGGTGAGTTTACAAACTTTGGAAGAATACTTCCATCAAATAATAGCCAAGACTCTATTGATGAATGGCTCTAGGAGTAAGAATGTTAGAAAAAATAAGTTTACACAGCAACGACGCACTTGATGAATGGGGATTTGGTGAAACATTTGAGTCAAAGTGCGTAGAATACACGATATCACACAAACCTACGATTTTTTATGCAAAAGGCACTAATGGGGCTGGAAAGTCTACAATACCTCATGTGATGTTGGAATTAGATGAGGATTGCTATTCTATGAAGGATCCTGTATCCAAAAAGGTTTTGTTTACTGTATTCCCAAGATTTGATTTCATTTCAATTGGACCTTATAAAGAGGGTGCTACATTTGGTGGTTGTGATGCATTACATAAAGAGCATGTATTCAAAGCATTAGAATATCTTGAAACAGCTGAAGAGTATGAATTTATGGATATTTATCTTGAAGGAATTATGACTTCGGATACCGCTTCTACATATTATGAATATATTCAGAAGCAAACTGCTCGTGTTCCAGTTGTTTTATTCTTTAGTACAAATTGGGAAACTATCCTAGAAAGAATACAAAAACGGACTGGAAAAACTGATGAAGAGATGAAAGCTCTTAAGGGAGTCAGGAAAAAGTTCGAGGGTATAAATAGAGCTCGTGTAAAATACTCCGTCGAGTCATTAGTAGATACATTTGAGATTGATACTAGTGGGTCTAGGGAAGAGTATGTTCAACGATTTTTTGATAAGAATTTCACTAAAATTTCACCAGAATTGGCTAGAAAGTTCCTTAAAGAAAATGATATTGAGGATAAATGGAAGCCTTGATTATTCTTTAGGTATATTCTCGTATATTTTAGTATATTCTCATTTAAGCTCGCTTTAATCTTTATTACAGTATAATTATAGTATATTTAAACAAAGGCTTAGAATGAAAAATGTTCTACACTATATCAAAACAGGAAATTATCCTGAGTTTAAGGATTTGTCTGAAGCAAATGCATATGCTGAATTTTGTACCAATAAGTTATTGACTGGAAGCGGTGATGAAGTTCGTGAAAGAGCTACTCTCGAAATGATTTATGCTACTCAAATTCCTGGAAAACATGATTGGGATGGAAAAAAAGGTAAAACATACATTGAGGTTAAGAATGAAACTATGTCTATTGGCGGAAGATACTTTGGCAAAGGTATATTCAACAATTTAACTTGGAAATCATTTAAAAAATATCAGGCTGGTGGTATTTATTTACATGGTGCTTATGATAGAAATGGAGTTCTTGAATTCATTTTAGCTTTCAGAGTTGAACACTTGTTACCAAAAATGCATGCAGTTCTCATGGAAAAACTCCCAAATGGCGATGTAGAAAATAAAAATGCTACTGTTAATATCGCAGCATCAGACTTCCCAGATAAAGTTGAGGTTTGTTATGTTAGAGAAAATTTAGAAATAGCAAAATATTCAAAAAGACTTTTTAAACTAATTGCTAATGGAATTTGTGATATGACAAAGATACACGGTGCAAGATATCTTAATTCAAAACCTCCAGTTAGATAAGTCAACAAAGTGTAGTTTAACTCAACGATTGCAAGATAAAAAATTAACTAAAAATAAGGAAATATAATGACAAACATCAAAGGTAAATCAATAAATGAAGTTGTTTTCAAATCATTGGAAACTCTAATCACAGAGGGATATAGATCTCCCTCCAGAAATGGTGACATCAGCACAATTTACAACGCATTTGTTGAAATTGAACATCCACAGTCAAGACACTTGAGTTTAGTTGGTCGTGATAATAATATTTTTGCTACTATTGCTGAGACCTTTTGGGTTTTCGCTGGTTCGAATGCTATTGATCCATATTTACAATTTTTCTTACCTCGTGCTCGTGATTATGCTGATGATGGTTTAAATTGGAGAGGTGGTTATCCTGAGCGAATTAAAAATGGCAATCAGATTTTAGATGTCATTCAGCAATTCAAAAATGAGGGTATTTTCACTCGTCGTGCTGTTACATCAATTTATGATGCAAATCTTGATACTGCTGATAATCTTAAAAAAGTTTATGAACTTGAAACTACGAAAGATCGCCCATGTAACTTGATTATGGACTTTTTTGTTACTCCTGACAAAAGGTTGCATATGAATGTGAAGTCAAGATCTGGTGATGTTCTTTGGGGATTTGGCTCTATTAACATTTTTGAATGGACATTTTATCAAGAGATGATTTTACAGTACATTCAAGATGAAATTGATCCTGGTGTGACTATGGGAACATATAACCACCATGTTACAAATTTACACCTGTATGACTTTAGTGGTGCTCAAGGGTATGCTGTGGTTGATAAAAAGTTAGAGCAAACTCTAGGTCTGTTAAATTTTGACAAATTATACTTTCCTAAATCAACTGATGTTCATGCATTCTTTGAAGAATTAGTGTTTACAATTAGCTCCTTTATTGAGGCTGGTGATGTTGATTATACTTCTATGATGAACAAAACTTTACAAATATTCAAAAAATACAATTGTTTTATTCGTGATAACTTACTTTACAATTATGCAAGAGTTGTAGTTGCTTATGTTGCAGCAAAAAATATGCACTTAGCAAAAGGTGAGAAGACTGATAATGTAGTTGTCAATTTAGATGATTGTGGTGCTGAGTTTGTTCGCTCTATTGCATCTTCAAAATTTAGAAAGTTCACTATAATTTATAATGGGATGAAAAGTTAATGAAATCATTAGATAGCATATCACAGAGTTTACGAACAAATGGTTATTTTGTTCAAAAACGATTAGATAAAGAGATTGGTGTTGATATAAAAGGCACTCTATCGGAGTTAGATGAACTTGCATCAAGATACAGTGAAAAAATGGTTCAGGATAAAATTTTCAGACCACGAGAAAATCACCCATCAAGAAAGGGTGATTCTGTGATGACTACTGTTGGAGAACCAAAATATGCACCATTTTTGAAATTGCAGAACAAAAAACCAAATTTGGGTGTACTTCAAAATTTTTACAATGATATATTAGAGAACTATTTTGGTGAGAATATGTCTAACACTCGATGTCTGTTGAACTGGCAGGAATACAAGCAAGGAGGTGATAACTCATTACCATTTCATGTTGACTCTGAATTCTTTAGTGGTGAATGGGGCAAACAGTATATAGATATAGAAAGAGCATTAATACCAAAATTTGTTATGGTTATGGTGACTGAAAATGATAATAATGGTGCTGGTCTTGAAATATCATCAAATGGTGAAACTATTGGTTTAAAACTTGAACCTGGAGATATGGTTATTTTTGATAACCAAAAGGTTATGCATGGCGTTCCAAAAAGTACACCAAATAAGCGAAGTATGGTTGGCTTTAGAAATTTTGAAGCTTATCCTCTGTATTTTGAAAAGAATATGTTTGATGGGTCTAATGAGTATGAAAATGGGCATGTGAAAGGCTTCACAAAAATGGTTAATGTTGAAGAAACACAAGATATTCTTTTAAAGGAAGGAGTTGCATATGCTTAATATAAATCTATTTGGGGGTCCAGGCACTGGAAAATCAACTACTGCCGCAGGACTGTTTCATGAGATGAAGAAATCAGGTGTGAAAGTTGAATATATCACTGAGTATGCAAAAGATTTGGTATTTTCAAAAGATTTTTACCGCTTAAAAGATCAAACATATATTCTAGCTAAACAGCATCACCCTATTTTTAAACTACAAGATCAGGTTGACATGTTGATACACGATGGTCCATTTTTACTTGGGTTGATCTACCTACAAGAAAAAGAAGGGTTTCCTGTAAAAGAATTTAAAGATTATTTGGTGGCTCTTTGGAAATCATATGAGCATATAAACATATTTTTGGAGCGAGATACTGATGTACACAAATATCAAGATTATGGTCGTGAACAAACTTTAGAGGAAGCTCTTGAAATTGATAAACAAATCATTGATATGATGGATCATTACAATATTCCTTACCACAAGGTTGTTGTTGGCGAGCATTCAGTGAAACATATACTCGAAATTCTAGTTGGTAGAAGAAGTTAAGCTACTTTTAATCTAATTTATAGTATAATACCTGAAAGGAGTTATTTATAATGAAAGATACTTATAATAAGAGAACTGTCTTACAGTCATTTAAGTTGTTGGTGACTGCAAAACGAAAGCGAGGAGTAATTGTGGAGAAGCCAGAGTTGGTTATTCTGTGGGATGACTATGTCTTAACACTAATTAAACAAAGTTTGGTTAATCCAAACCATGCGAAAAAATGGAGGAACCCATATGAATGAGTTAAAAGTAGCAATCATCGGACAATCTGGTGTAGGAAAAGACTACATAGTAGATGTTATGGCTAAGAGATATGGTTTTCACCGTGTGAGCTTTTCAGACCAGCTTAAAAAGTTAGCTGTGAAGATTTACCCTTGGATGAAAAAAGATTATCCTGCTTCTGAGAAGGAATTGCCATTGAATTTGCAAGTTGGAAAAGATTTCATTACAAAGTCTCCTCGTGAAATTTGGTTAAGTTTAAACAGATTGAGAGATGTTGAAGATCACTTGTTTGTGAGAATGCTCGAGGAAGAAATGGCATTATTAAGAGTTCCAAACATTGTCATAAGTGATATTCGCACGGAAAATGAATTTGAATGGTGTAAATCAAATGGTTTTACAATTGTTGCAGTTATGAATGAGAATGCTGTTCACCCTGAAAATAAATTTGATGATTTTGTTCGTTGGGTGATAAGCTCAGGAAAATACGATTATGAATTCAATAACAGTAAAAAAGGTGACTCTGAAATCATCAAATTCATTGAATCTTGTTTTGTTGAGGGTGATTATGAAAAATGATTTTGACTTAGATCGTCTAGCAGTTCCTTTAAGCGGAAGAGGTGGTGGAAGAACTACTTCTGACATTGTTTCTATGTTATCAAATTTAGAATTCAGTGAAAAAGATGTCGTAATTTGGACGAGGCAGTCAGCTATGATCCATTTCTACATGAAAATGATACTTAGCATTGGTAGAAGAATGGGTTTCCATATAGTTCAGAATTCCCCATATACTTGTAAAGTTGAAGGAAAGACTATTGCATTTAAACACCCAACATTTTCAATGGAAAGAATTGCCAGACAAAATACTGTATATTTTCTTTCAATGGTTACAAAAGAACTTTGCACTGAAGAATACTTCAATATTGCAGGTTAATAAGTTTATTACATTTTAAGCTTACTTTAATCTTTATTACAGTATAATATAGTATATTTAAACAAA